AACATTTGGAAATTACAAACCTGATATGAAATACTATTTTAGATTTGATCCAGACAGTGGAGAAGTGCTAGAGTTCAGTATAGAAAAGAAAGGTAATTGTGTAGAGATATCAAAAGAACTTGCCGACAAATTATATGCAGGACAAACAAATTATATTTTTTACAAAGTAATATTAGATAAGGATGGATATAGAGCAGTGCCTAAGAATGCTGTTGAAAGCAAAACGCACACAGAAATACAACAAAAAGATATAGTTAACACAAATTTGTATGAAATAAAATCCAACACAGATGATTCATGCATTAGATTTAATTTAGACATGATTAAAAAAGAATGGAATATCTCAATAGACACTGACTTAAAATCTTCGTTGCAGAACAGTGTAGATGCTGATAACGAATACGAGTTCTTTGCAACCAATGATAGTAACACATCAATACCAGCATACAGTTTTAAAATTAAATTACAAAATTTATTTGATGGTGATATTACAATACCACACACAGTTGATTATGTTCCAAAAATATTTTGTAGAAAAGTTTTTAATTATGCATATGAGGTAACACAATGATACTGAAAATTTCAGATATAGATTTTGTGTTTTTAAGTTTTGACGAGCCAAATGCTGACAAAAACTTTGCTGATTTGAAAAAGAAAGTGCCATGGGCAAAACGTGTGCATGGTGTTGTAGGATTTGATTCTGCACACAAAAAAGCAGGAGAAATATCTGAAACAGATAGATTTATCACAGTAGACGCTGATACGCAAATAGATGAAGAATTTTTATCAATGCTTGTGGACTTTAATAGTTTAGGTATAGATGACACATACACATTAAGTTGGTGCGGTAAGATTGATCTAAATGGTTTACAATATGGAAATGGTAGTTTAAAATGTTGGACAAAAGAATTTGTAAAAGAAATGAAAACTCATGAGAATCACGATGGCAAAAATAAAAATGTTATTGAGTTTTGTCATAATCCGAAATATTTTCAGTTTAATGAAAATTTTTCAACAAGTTTTATAAATGGTTCGGCTTTTCAGGCATGGAGAGCAGGTTTCAGAGAAGGCGTCAAAATGAGTTTAGATAAAAATGCTCGATTAAGCAATCTGAAAGATGCTTGGTGGCAAAATTATCAAAGACTGCTTGTATGGATGTCAGTAGGTCAAGATTGTGAATACGGATTATATGCAATTCATGGAGCAAGATTAGGATGCTATCTAACAAGTTGCACTGATTGGGATTTTAAGAAAGCAAACAATTACAGTTTCTTTAAGCATTATTGGCAATATGATATTCATGACGGTGGTAACATAAAACCAGATTATTACAAAGATATTGTTGATATGGGACAAAAGATAAGAGATCAACACGATATACCATTAAGTCCTGAACCGTTCAGTATTGATCAAAGCAAAACATTTAAAGAAGTTTACTTGAACACACCACGTATTTGGAAAAGGAGATTTAAAAATGTTTGATATATTTTTTATTTCATATCAAGAACCTAATGCAGATGTGAATTTTGCAATACTGCAAGACAGGTTTCCTATTGCTCAACGGGTACATGGTGTTAAAGGTATACATCAAGCACACAAAGAAGCCGCCAAAAAAGCATTGACAAAAATGTTTTATGTTGTAGATGGTGATGCTTTAGTGGAAGATGATTTTAATTTTGATTATGAAGTGCCAACAAAAGATATGAATGCTGTCCATGTTTGGAGAAGTAAAAATCCTGTAAATGAATTAGTTTATGGTTACGGCGGGGTAAAATTATTGCCAACAAAACTTACATTAGATATGGATTGCACTTCAACGGACATGACAACTAGTATCAGCAATAGATTCAGACCAATGGAACAGATATCTAACACATCACGTTTCAATAGTACACCATTTAATACTTGGAAAAGTGCATTCAGAGAATGTGTGAAACTATCAAGCAAAGTGATAGACAGGCAAGATAACAAAGAAACTGAAGCAAGATTAGATGTGTGGTGCAACAATTCAAATGACAATATTGCTATTGCAGGTGCAAAAGCAGGAAGACAGTACGGTGAAGCAAACAAAGATAACAAAGAAGCACTAGCAAAAATTAACGACTTCGATTGGTTAAAGGAACAATACAATGACAATCCCATTTAACAAGATTGTAAAATTTGGACAAAGCACAATGCTTGAAAAAGATTTATTCAATGTAAGTTGGATATTGAGTAGATTTTGCAATTATAATTGTTCGTACTGTTGGCCCTATGCACACAGTAAAAAAGTTGATCATAGACCATTAGAGGAATATAAAACTACAATGGATGAAATTAAAAAACAAGCAAGAGCAAATGGATTTAATAGTTTTCATTTCAGTTTTTCGGGCGGAGAACCTACAGCATATAAAAGATTTTTGTCTTTAATTGAGCATTATTCTAATGATAGTGAAACAAATTATCAAAGTTTGCATATGACAACAAATTGTTCACCAGGAATGAAATGGTGGAACGTATGGTTAAAAGCAACAGCAAAATTAATACGTAGAAGTATAACAGCAAGTTATCATCACGAATTTGCACAAGAAGATACATTTGGTGACAAGTTATTAATGTTGCAAGATGCAGGTGTGTACTCTACAATCAATCAAGTAATGGTACCGCATTTGTTTGATCAGTTGTATGAAAGATGTGAACGTTTCCATAAACGTGGTTTAAATGTAACTCTTAAACCTCAAAGTGACGAAACAGCAAGTGAAATTGTTGAAGGATACACAGAAGCACAAGTAAAATTAATGCAAGAAGGTTTTCCAATGAAAACAAAAGAAGGAGAACATATTAATCAAATTAAGTTGTTTGATAACATGAAACAAGAATACAATATGGATCAAGCAGAAAGATTCAATGCTTTTGGCTTCAATAAGTTTAAAGGTTGGAATTGCAATGCAGGTTATCAAAGTTGTATAATTAGAGAACCAGGCGGTGAAATAAAAAGAGCATACAGTTGTCATGATGAACCATTAGGAAATATATCAGATGGATTTAATTTGTTTAAGAATCCTATGATTTGTACAACACCTAGTTGTGTTAGTAGTGCAGATAGTAAAATACCTAAAAAGAAAGAATGTCCTTGTGGACGTTCACCTACTGGCAGATGCAATGGTATGCACAATTTGTCAGAGTCAGACTACAAAATTAAATTAGAGGAATATTACGCCAATGTATAAATTAGAAGAAATAAAAGATGTGCATTTTGAAATAACCAGTAAGTGTCAGGCAAAATGTCCCATGTGTCCTAGGCGTATAGCAGGCGGACCTCTTAATCCATTTATTAAATTAGATGAAGTTTCATTAGATACGTTTAAAAATTGGTTCCCTCAATCTTTTATTAAACAATTGAACAGTATGTTTATGTGTGGTAATTTAGGAGATCCTATTATAAGCAAAGACACATTAGAAATATATCAATACTTGCGTGAAGTCAATCCAAATATAAGTCTTGCCATGCACACAAATGGCAGTGCAAGAGATCCTAAATGGTGGGAGCAAATTGCAAAGGCAAGAGTAAAAGTTACTTTTGGAATAGATGGATTGCAAGACACTAATCATCTATATAGAATATCAACTAACTTTGATAAAATTATTAAAAATGCAAAAGCATTTATAGATGCCGGAGGATTTGCAAAATGGCATATGTTGGTGTTTGAACACAACGAACATCAAGTAGAAGAAGCAAGACAAATGTCTCAACATTTAGGATTTAAAACATTTACTACTAAACACACTTCAAGATTTAAAGGAGATTATTTACAAGTTATAGATGAAGAAGGCAAACCTTTACACAAATTGAGGCCAACAGAAAAAAGTTCCAGCATGATACCTTTAGTAGAACAATCACAAAAGGAGATAAAACCAACTATTGTGTGTAAGGCAGTCAAGTACAAACAGATTTATGTGAGTGCTTGTGGTAATGTATCACCTTGTTGTTGGTTAGATATGGAATGGATACCACCAATGCAAGAATCAAGAATTGATTACATGAAGAGAATTGGCGAATTTCCGAATTTAAATACAAGTAGTTTAGAAGAAATATTTGAAAAAGGATTTTTTAATAAAATTGAACAAACTTGGAAAGAATTGCCATTGCAGGAATGTTCTAAACAGTGTGGATCATTTGACAAGTTAGGAGAACAATTTGAAAATTGAGATTAAAGATGTTTTGTTTTGGATGGATGCCATCAGAAATTCTGATGATAGATATCGTACTCTTGAAAGTTTCTGGAAGGGACAGATCAATAGTAAGTTATGGTTGATAGACAATCTTAAACACTATAATCATCCTCATCCTTACAATATATTACTTTGTGGTGGCTGGAATGGCGTGTTAGCAACGTTATTGTTCAATACTGATTTAAATATTTCTAAAATTACAAGCATGGATATAGATCCTAAATGTGAAAAAACTGCTTGTGATATAAACAAAGCATACGAAAT